TGTTAACGACCCCATAAAGAGTATTGTACAAGAACTTGTTGGAGGATTTACTAATAGAGAATACAAGCCGCAATGTGAAACAATAGACCAAGAGGCGGTAACAGAATACAAAGAAAAAAGAAACGAACTGCTTTTCAAGAAAACAAAAGCACAGCTAAACGACCAATACAAAGAAATAACAGGACACTCTTTAATAGACGAAGACGATACAGAAGTATTTGAATCAGTTGAAGAAATAGACCTACACATGGCTATGAACGTAAAGTCATCAACAGCTTTAGGAATGGAGTTGTTAATGGAGAATGTTTTAAAGTCAAACAAGAAAGAAAAGCTAATAAAGAAAATATACACAGACTTAGTTGTTTTAGGTAAAGCAGGAGTTAAGGTGTATTACGATGAAGACTACAATATAAAATGGCGACACATAGACCCTATTAATTTAGTTACATCATTTGCCAAAGAAGAAGACTTCTCAGACATAAAATATGCGGGAGAGATAATTCAAGTTACAGTTTCTCAGTTAGCAGAAACAGGAGAATTTTCAGAAGAGCAATTATTTGAGATAGCCAAAAACTCATCAGCTAAGTGGGGAAATCCTGATTGGCAAAATGGTTGGGGTAAAAAATACCATGCAGAATCATTTGAATCAGGCGCACCATACAAAAGTTTTAAAGTGAAGGTTATGGACTGTCAGTGGATAACCACTAACTACCAAACATATTCATCTAAAAAAACAAATGGAAAATCATTCTTTAAAAAAGAATACTTCAAATACGAGCAATCACCAACAGCAAGAGTAAATAAACAGATATATAAAAAGAAGTTTCAGGCGGTATACAAGTCTAAATGGGTGATAGACACAGATTATGTTTATGACTACGGAAGAAGGAAGTCAGAGCCACACAAAAGAGTAAATGGAAAGATATTAGGAGAAACAGATTTAGACTTTGTAATCTACCAACCTGATATGTATGATATGGATAGTAAGTCATTAGTAGAACTTATAATTCCGTATGCAGACCAAATGTGTTTGATACAACTGAAAATGCAACAATTCTATGCTCAAGCAAGACCATCAGGTAGTGCTATTGACACAGCAGGATTAACGCATTTAGTAAAGGGTATGGGAGATTTAGCATCTTCAGCCGCAGACATAAAAGCATTATACGACCAAACAGGAGATTTATGGTATTCATCAGTTGATGATAGCGGTAAGTTTATTGGAAACCAAAAACCAATACAGCCATTAGCACCCGACTTGACACCATTAGATAGTTTTATAAGAACACACGAATACTACAAATCACTTATTAGAGATATTATAGGAATTGCCCAATCAAGAAGTCCTGTAATGATGGACAAGAAAGTGGCTGTGGGAGAAGCTGAAATGGCATTAAACGCAAGCTACAACGCTACAAGGTTTATAGAAACATCATTTAAAGAGATATTCAAGAAAGGTAGTGAGATAACATCAATAATGATACAAGACTCAATAAAGTATCATAACAAGAAAGACCAATTTAAAATGATTGTTGGTTCTAGCTTTGTTGATAGCATTGAGGTTGTTGATAGGATTCCATTGTGTGAATTTGGAACATACATCTATATTTCACCTGACTCTAAAGAAAAAATGTTCTTAGAGCAAAACATTCAACAAGCATTAGCACAAAAGTTAATAAAACAATCTGACGCTTTAGTGTTAAGAAGAATAGGAGAATCAAATCCTGAGTTAGCAGAAAGATACATGAATGTCTTTGAAAGAAGATATGAAAAGGAAAGACAAGAAGCCCAAATCAGACCCGCACAAGAACAAGCAAAATCACAAGCAGAGTTAGCAGACTATCAAGAAGCCGCAAAACAAAAAACATTACAAGCAGAGTGGCAATTGAAAGAAATGTACATGATGAAAGAGTACGACAGAAAGCGTGAACTACTTGAATTAGAGCTTAGCGGAAAGATGAGAGAAACCCTTATAGAAGGAGAACAGAAGATAGAGCAGATAGACAAGGCAGGCGAAATACAGCAAGGGCAAATGAAGGAAGATTCTAATAAGGACGAGGCAATTGCAGGGTCTATTCCTAAAGCAACAGGAATAAGACAGCCTAAAATCCCTCAAGGCGGTGTTAGTATGCCTTAGTAACCAAATGGTTAAATAATTTATTATTATCTTTGTAGTCGAATTTAAATTAAAATTTTAATATGCAACCAAAAACAGTAGATAGAGACCTAATTAAGTCTCAGTTGGAGGAGAGGTTTAGTGGTAATAAAGAGGAAGTGGCAGCACAACCTCCACAAGAAGCACCTAAACAAGAGGCACAACCTGAAAAAGTTGTAGAGCCTATAAAACAAGAAACGCCTAAAACTGAATCTCAGCCACAGGAAGAAATAAAAAAAGAAGCACCGCAAGATGCGTTGCCTAGTTCTTTGAAACCACAAGAGAAAAAGGAATCTTTTGACGAAGAAGCCTTCTTAAAAATTGCCCAAGAAAAAGGGTTCATCAAAAAGGATGAATTTAAAACAGGGCATGAGGTAGTAGATAGTATTCTTGAAAAACACCTCAAAGAAGGAGTAGATTGGAATAAAGACCTTTTACACAAGTGGACAGATAATATTGAATCGTATAACATAGAGAATCAATCAGAGGCTTTAGAACTCGTTAGACGCAGAATGCAAAACGAGGGCTTTACTAAAAAGCAAATAGACTTTAAGCTAAAGAAAGATTATCAGTCGTTATATGACAATACAGCGTATGAAGACGAAGTTAACGAAGCGTTAATGCAATTAAGTATTGATGCAAGTGGAGCAAAGAAAGAAATTCTCAAGGAAAGAGAAAAGTATTTCATCCCCGAAAAAAATTCACAGCCAACCCAAACTGTCGACAAAGAGGCGTTGGTGAAAGAATCCATTTCAAAAATGTACGATGATACAAGAAAGGATATGAGTGAATATTTCGACAAAAACTTGTCTAATTACGAAAAGGAAACATTTTCTATTGGTGATAAATCTATAGAAATAAAAATCACACCCGAGATGAATGAAAAAGTCAAGGATGATTTTTCAAATTACTTTTCATTGTTAGATAGGAAAGCGAAAGAAAACGGAGATAACCCTGCGGAGTATTTAAGAAAAACAATACTCACTGTTAACTATTTAGACGACATCCTAAAAACAGTAGCTGACCAATTTTCTGCCGAAGCAAAAGAATCAGTTGTGAAAGACGAAATTTTAAATGTTGATGACAATAAAACAAAAGACTCAAAGACATTAAAAACAGTAGACCCTTCACAATATCCTAATAGGCAAGCATTCTTAAAAGCACAAATCGAACAGAAGATAAAGGCAGGTCAGTTATAAGATTAATTTATAACAAACAAAAGACAACAATAAAATGGCTATACAAGCAAACACTCCATCAGCGTACAGAAGTGCTACCTCATGGAATTATTTAAATTCTAACTCACTTCCTGAAGGTTTAGCAAAACCACAAGTAGGAAGCAAAATGGTTAGACGATACGGAACTCAATCATTAACAGGTTTAATGGAAGAGTTAGGACTTACAGAGAGAGTTGAGTCTATCATCTTTAATCACTACGAAGAAGATTTCATCCATGATGTTATCAAGGTGAACGCATCTGCCACTCATAGTGCGGGAGCTGCTGTTGAATTAACAGTTCAATCAGACTATAGACAATCTATTTCAGAAACTAATGCGCCTTATATCGCTACAGGTTCTTCATCTGCCACTCTACCAAGAGTACATGATATGTTAGAATTTGAAGATGGTACTACAGGATTAGTTACTGCTGCTGTTGCAGGTGCTAACACATTCACTGTTATTCCTACAATTTCAGGCGAGAGCATTCCTGATGTAACAATCTCAAGTGTTATCATTAACACGGGTAGAGCAAACGTAGAGGGTGGAAGCACTCCTGACGGTGTTCAAACAAGTTTACTTTCTTACACTAACAACACAATGATTCTTGATGATGCTTATGTTGTTTATGAAGGTGGTGCAGCAGCTATTACTTGGTTAGATAACTTAGGAGAAAGCGGAAACGAATCTTATTGGTATTTAGAAGGTATTCAAAACACCAAAACAAGATTTGAGAACTTTTGTGAAATGTCAGCAATGACAGGTAAGAAAATTACCAACACCACATTAGCTAACACATCAGGTTTCCAAACCGCAAAAATCACTGAAGGGTTTATTCCTTTTATTGAGAACTACGGTAATGTAGAAAACTACGTATCAGGTTCATGGGGTATCACTGACTTAGATAACATGGTTACTGAGTTAAACAAATACAAAGCATCTGAAGAAAATATGTTCTTAGCAGGTTTACCATTGCGTAGACAAGTTGATACAATTCTTAGAAGTTCAGCAGGTTTAACCGCTGGTGGTATCATCTACTCTACTCTTCCTGAAGAGAAAGCTGCAAACTTAGGTTTCAAATCTTTCACTAAAGACGGGTACACATTCCACTTAAAGAGATATGATGTATTCACTGATGTTAAAACATTAGGTGCATCTGACAACTTTAAATATCCAAACTTAGGAATTATTGCTCCATTAGATGAGGCTTCATTGCCTGACCCTAAAGGTGGTACTACTTCAGTTCCTTCATTCTCTATCGCTTACAATGATGTAAACGGAATGGAATCTATGGGATACAAAGAATGGGTTACAGGTGGTTTAGGAGATGCCAACACTGATGACACTGACCAAATGAAAATCAACTTCCGTAAGAGGTTTGCGTTTCATGGTAGAGGTGCTAACAGATTTGGATTATTCAAAGCATCATAATCAATACAACAATTCAGGAGGGTGGGCATTAGTTCCACTCTCCTTTTTTTAAATACTAACTTTAATTTTAAATACAAATGGCAAGAATAGCTGAATTTTGGTTATCGTCACCAAACCCTGACGATGCCGCATTAAGGAGATACAATCCGCTAACAGGTAGAGAGGGAGAGCCTGTAAGATACAACAACTTTACGGGGATTAAGTCAGAAGACATAATCAACGACCCACGAAAAGAAGTGTACGACCCTAAAACTCAAAAGTACATTAAAAACAACAACTTCGGAAAACAAACTAAGATAAGACTTGCTGAAGGTGAGCCATCAATATTTGTTGATGAGCAATCAAAAGGTGATGTTAGATTGATTAGACTTGGATTTACTTCAGGACATCTAATGGTTGATTTAGTTCAAGAGCCTGCAAAAGCAGAATTTCTAAGAGTTACAAATGTAAACAAGGAACAGTCTTGGGAAGATAAAGATGGAAACATTATTCCTGTTGTAAGAAGACCAAACAGAAGAGTTGTTTTCTTTGAGTTAAATAAAAAGAAACTTGCAAAAGACGAAGTTGATAGAGATATTATGTTAGCTGACGCTATTACAAAAATCAAATCATTCGGAAGAACAGAATTGATTAAGTATGGTAGAGTGCTAGGTATTGATACAGATATTGATAGAGATACAGAAGAATTAAGGAGAGATATGATTATGGATGCCAAATATAGTCCTGACGATTTCTTTGATTTAATTGAAGACGAATCTTACGTTGATGCACAAGACGCTATTTACACAGGCGTAGAGAACGGAATAATTTTAAGCCACAATGACGGTTCATTCCAATGGTATAACGCAGGAATCATTTACAAGCCATCTAAAGGAGAAGACCCTATAGAGTCGTTTACAGACTTTTTAGTACATACAGAAGACGGAAAGGCTGTTTATAGAAAGTTAATGTCTCTAATCGGCAGAGATGCAGAGATTCAGAAAGATGAGGAAGTTCCTGAAGTAGATATTGCAGAAATGGAAGATTTCATTGAAGGTGCTATCGAGGCTAAAGTTATAGAATACAGATTCCCTAAAGGATTTTATTTCGAGGAAGAACTAATAGCTAAGAAAAAGCAAGACACGATAAAAAGTGTTCTAAACTCCAAAGTTCTTTACGACAAAATAAAGAGTAAGTCGCAAGAATAAACAACAAGAAGCCTCGTAGAAATACGGGGCTTTTTGTTTTTATAAAGAATAATGTTTATATTTGTTTCATGTTTAACCAAAAAATAAACTACGTTTTAATGTTGTTTATTTAAAGTTAAACGCTATTTTTAAAATTTGTATCTTTGCATAGAAAGCAAATTAAGAATAAATGGCAACACAAACACTATCTGATTCAGATATAAAATTCAAGATAACATACGACATGAATCAAGGTACGCCAAGATTCAATTTCGAGGATGAAACAACAGCCTATGGAAGTAGCGGAGTTGTTCCAAGCAGTGAAGTTTATTTTAAGATAAAGGGAGTGTTAGATGGCTCTACAACGCCATTTAAAGATTGGAACGCCCCTACATCAACAGACGTAGATGATTGGAATGGAACAAACTTTACAGCAGATATAATTAGAAACACAGGTGCAACAAGATTTGCCACAAGTGGAAACTATGTTTCTGTTCCTTATTCAAACGGAGAAATACAAAACGGGTCGTACAATTTCCTTGTAAACGTATTATATAGGAATGATTCAGTTGCCACCACATATTCTTTATTAGATTTAGAGGTAACAGTTAATATAAATTACACAAAGCCTACGGGTTCTGTAACATTAACAGCAGACCTAAATCCCGTAACACCTACAATGACATCAACAGATAACACTGTATATGTTGTAGATAGCGTAACACCAACAATAAACAGAACAATGACATTGTATTACCCGCCATCAACAGGTGCGGGAAGTACACAATCATCAAATGCATCATTTAGTGTAACATCATTTTACACAAACACACAAGAATTAGATTTACTATCACTTCCTGAATGGGATTTTACAAGTAAGATTAGCACATCAGCAACAAATGATTTTACAAGCGGTAATTTAAGCATTGTATTAAATGATAAGATTGAAGCAACAGATGAGTATAAGGTTCAGTCAACATCAACTTTATGTTCTTTAATTTGTGGACTAAGGGCGTTTGAGTCAAGAAAGTCTACAGCAAGAACAAACAATCCTGCTCTTTATCAGCAAATGAAATCAGACGCAGGAGAGATAGGGTATTACATTGACTTAATTGAAATATCTTATAGATGTGACAAGACAGACGAGATAAATGACTATGTAATAAACATAAACAGATTAACTAACGCCACAGGAGATTGCGGATGTTCAGGAGATGAGCCTGTTTTAATAACAAGTATTACGGGAGGATTAAATCCTACAAACAATATTTATGTTTACACAAACTCTACGGGTGGCGCATTAACAACACGTACAGAAGCTGATTTAATTGGTCTTACATACAAGGTTAGTGGAAGCCCAAGAAGAAATGACTTTGTTGTTTATTTAGGAGGTGTATTAGACAATCTTACAGCCTTTGATGATACAACAGGACTGCTTACATTTAGTGGTTCATTAACAAACGGTTCTGAATTAACAATACTTAGAATTAGATAATATGAAGAAAATAGTATTTTTCTTATTTATTTTTATGTCCTATTTTTCGTATGGGCAAAATACACAACCACAATCATTCAACTACACAGCACCACAGATATTCTCTGATAGTGTTAAGATGAATGCTTTGGGCGGTAGTGGTTTAATTTTAGGTATTACAGAAGATGGCGTATTAATAAAAAGAGCAGGAACATCAA